ATGTGGGATACTTTTTTTGGTGAATAACTATGACTGTAAAAATTGAAATTGATGTCCGAGCTGCAGCTGCAGTTCGTCAGGTTCTGTTTGAAGCACAGAAAAACTATACTTATGATCCGATCTGCATTCCAGATCGTATTGTTGACATTCGTGATGTTATTGGTAAACTGGATACACAGATTGAAGAAAATTTGAAAACAGTTGAATAATATGACATACGATTTCTCATTCGCACATTCTCCAGAAGGATTTGATAATCACATTGATAGTTCTATTCGTGGTTACTCAAATCTCTTGGAGGATGTTGTTTCATTTTCTCGTTATTTTGTAGAAGATCAAACAAAGGTTGTTGATGTTGGATGTTCTACAGGTAAACTGACTAAGATGATTATTGGAAACAATCCAAATCGTCATTATGCTCAGTATGTCGGTGTTGAACTTGCTGGAAGTTTTTATGACGATCTTGATGATCGTTACAAAGAAATCCGTAAAGAATATCCTTGGGCAATCTTGGAATGGGTACGTGGTGATGTTACCAACTATGAATTCAGAAATTGTTCTCTAGTGACTTCACTGTTCACTCTACAGTTTATGCCAAAAACTGTTAGACAAAAGACAATCAACAAAATCTATGATGGTCTGAATGAAGGTGGAGCATTTATCTTTGCTGAGAAGTTGATGTGTGAGAATGCATTCTTTCAAGAACTTCTTACCTTTAATCACTATGATTACAAGAGGAAGACATTTAGTCCTGAAGAGATCATGGATAAAGAGAAACAACTCCGTGATATGTTGAAACCAAATACTTGGGATGAACTCAAGACTATGATCTGGTCTGCTGGTTTCAAAGACTGTCAGATCTTCTGGAGAAACCATCAGTTCGTTGGCGTGATTGCAATTAAATAACCTGACATAGGGACCTTGACAGGTCCCTTTTTTATTGATATACTATATTCATGTTCTTACGAGAACTAGTTTATTCGTAAACCCCACTTTTTTAATTATGTCTATTTTTATCTATCCTGGTGTTAAATTTCAAGGAAAAGTTTCTCTCCTTCTTGATTCATTCGACCAAGATAGCCTACAGAACTTCGCCCGAGCTGGTGATACTGATCCTCTTAATGTCAAAAAGATTGAACAATCTTTCACAACTCGTGGTGTACTTGAAGAGTGTCCTCTTCCCACAGCAATCAAAGGACCAAATGGTATCCCTTTGGTGGTTGACGGGGCTCACCGCTTCCTGGCTGCACTTAATCTGGGTTGGAGAGAGCTAAAGTTTGACTATTACGTTCCTACTGATCCTAGTACGTTTGATTATGACCACTTCCTCATGACCAAGGGACTTGAGAGTAATGATCATGTTCCTGCTAAACCTATCTCTTCGGCAGACTTTGAACGTGCAGTCGCCGTACATGTTGATAATAATATTGACAACTTTAAGTCTGAAGCAGACGTTCAGAATTTTGTGAACCAGTTCAATATCTCTTCCATTGTTCAAAAGACAAAGAACAATATTGCAAAACGTGTATTTCTTAAAAAGGTAAACACTTCACAGATCAAACAGTTTGATAAGAAAAGTGTTGAAAATCAGTTCCGTCACCTCCTTAAAGGTTGTGAAATCGAGATTGTTGAGAACATTTCTGGTGCTCAGTCAACTCGTTCTACCATGGACCCTGTAATCCGTGCAATGAAATACTACCAAATACATGGAGAGTCTATCCGATATGTTATCCTGACCAGGAACTGTGAAACTATGAATGATGTTGTTACAACTCGTTCGGAGATTGTCAAAACTTGGGAAAGAAACTACAATATGCTTCGTGAAGTCATTTACGATGTGGACGATCAAGACTCTGGTTATCAAATCAAATTTCCATTTGAGATCGTAGGTGCCATTCCTCAAGTAAATGGTCAAGAAACAACTGATAAACTAGCTGATATTGTATGATCGATAAAATTCTGATAGATATTATCAGTCAAGAAGTCCCTGCAGATAATGTAGGGATTTTGTTGTCTGGTGGTGTAGATAGTCTAAGTCTTGGTTTTGCTGCTCATCGTCTTGGTAAGAAGATTACAGCATATACCTTTCACCTTGAGGGTGATAAGTCTTATGATGCAAACAAAGCTGAGGAAGTTAGTAAAGAATTTGGGTGGGAATGTAAAACAGTTGTTGTTCCCATCACAAACCTTAAGGATGACTTTCTCAATCTTGTAAGAAATTATGATTGTAGAAAGAAGACACACTTTGAGTGTACCTTTCCCTTCTTATATGTCTTTCCTCACATCAAAGAGTCGTATCTTCTAAGTGGTATTGGTGCCGATGGTTACTATGGTGTGAGTAAGAAAGCTATCCTTCACTTCAAAGAACCAAAGGAAAAGTTTGATCAATTCAGACGAAACTATTTCATACCACATAACGTAACTGGGTTTCGTCAAATCGAACAATTGTCCAACGAAAGAAATATAAAACTTGTTCATCCTTACATCTACCATGATAATGTGAGAGAATATTTCTTCAAGTTTGATTGGTTTGAATTGAATCAACCAAAACAAAAACAAATAGTAAGAGATGCCTTCAAAGAAGAATTCTCAAGAGTGACAAATGTGAAAGAACATATTAACCTTCAACTAGGATCTAACATAGATCACTTGTTTGAGAAACTATTAGATGATAAAATGCTAAATAATCGTGGTAGGAAGAGAGTCATGGATTTGGCTTCTGACTATGCATCTACTGGACAAGCAATTCTCCCATTATGAAATTACCATATAATTTACAAGATGTTTATGACGGTGAAGCTCTAGAAAAGTTCACCGTAATTTCTACTTTTGCTGGTGGAGGTGGTTCCTCTACTGGATACCGTCTTGCTGGTGGTAAGATTTTGTGTATCAATGAGTTTGTAGAAGAAGCAAGAAAGACATATTCTGCAAACTATCCTTCTACTCATATTGTTCCTGATGATATTAAAGAACTTACTGGTGAAAAGTTTCTTGAAATCACAGGTTTGAAACCTGGAGAACTCGATATCCTCGATGGTTCTCCACCTTGTTCTGCATTCTCTGTGGCAGGTTCTATGTGTCGTGGAGAGGGATCTAAACATTCTGATGGTTGGGGAAAGACTAAGAACTATTCTGATGGCAAGAAGGTGGAGAACATTGAGGACTTGTTCTTCGAATTTGTTCGTGTTGCCGAAGGTATTCAACCAAAAGTAATTATTGCTGAAAATGTCAAGGGATTGACTATTGGTGAAGCAAAAACTTATTATGCAAAGATCACCAATGCATTTGAACAAATTGGTTATCTTGTCACATCAAAGGTGATGAAAGCATCTCATTATGGTGTTGGACAAGCAAGAGAAAGACTTATCTTTATTGCAGTTCGTAATGATGTTGCAGATCAAATTGGTCTCAATGTTTTGACAGTTTCATCTCTCTTTCCACCAACATCATCAAAAGATACTACCATTGGTGATATCATTGATGGGGTTGATAATGATCCTGAAAACGTAAAATCACTTACCGACCACATGTTGAAGAGTGGTATCTACGAGAAGGTTGTGAAGAAAATGCCTAAGGATCCTAAGAAGATTCTGTCTGGTATGAACTATCACGAAAAAGGACATTGTTTTAATACCAAGAGAGCTTCATTCTATAAACCATCTCCCACACTTACTGCTAGTGGTGGGTTGATTCATTGGAGTGAAGATCGTGTTCTGACAGTTCCAGAACTTAAAAGGATACAATCATTACCTGATGACTTTATTCTTACTGGTACACATTCACAACAAACAGAACGAGTTGGTAGAATGGTTCCACCATTGATGATGAAAGCAATCGCAGAAAACATTTACAAAGAGGTATTATCTAAATTATGAAAATTCTTACACTCGAAGATTATCAAAAGGCAGGTGAAGAGTTCTGGCCTAAGTATTGGTATGTCGCCAAGGAACTTGGAGAAGGTGCAAAACCAGAAGACATTCTGAAGGTTATGGAAGCTGTTGGTGGTGTTGCACTAAAAATGAAACTGGAAGATGCCATACCTTTTGGATTTAATAAGAAAAAGGAAGAGGAGTAATGTACACCATCTGGAACTATGCCATAGTATTTTTTCAGATGGTTTTAGTTCCATGTGTCACTGTACCAGAGAATTGGAAGTATTGTTATAAGGTAAACGAATGGTTAATTCCAGAATTACAAAATGGAATTGAGATTTATTTCGATCCTTCTTCCATATACCAACAAGAAAGAGATATCATAAATAAAGAAAGATAAAGTAATTGTTGTAGTAAAAATGTCTTCATCAATGCGTAACTTTATGGAAGCTTATACAGCTGTCCATAGTTCAGGAGCAAGAGAAGAATTGACTTCTAAGAGAGATTATATCAGTGAGATGGATCTTTCTCATCTGACTGATTCAGATCTCTGTGAAATCGCAGAACAAGTTCTTGAAACAATGTTCTCTTCTGGAACTACTGTGAAGGAAAGTCAGAATATCATTCAATCCTTGTTTTCCGAGTCAACCATTGTTGGTAGACAACAAAAAGTCGATAGACTTCTTGAAGCATTTAAGAAGGCATTTAGTGAAGTAAAATCTAAAGCATCTGATGTTGCACTTGAGTCTTTTGCAAAGTATAGACATAATAAAAAACTCCAAGAAACTTGGTCTGCTAGATTTAACCAAGAGAAAAGAGTTCAGAGAGTTCACAGTAAGTTAGTTGCTGAGAATGTATCATCTGTGAAATCTTTACTTCTCAATATGGTAGAAGAGAAGAAGGCTGATAAGGATTATGATGGTGATGGTAAAGTAGAATCTGGTACTGATGAGTACATGGGTTCAAGAGATAAGGCCATCAAGAAAGCGATGGGTAAGAAAGGTAAGAAGTGCGAAGAATGTGGTGGTAAGGGATGTAGTCACTGTGGTGGTGACGGTGAGATGGAAGAAGGGTTTGAACTTGGTCAGATGATTGAGTCTCTGATTGAGAGAGGACATACTGAACAAGAAGCATATGCTTTTGTTACTCAATTTACTCTTGATGAAGCACAAGAGG